GTGACGGTAGTGTCGTAGAGTTGCACTTAGCATTTGATGCAACAGACAAGCCCGTCTGCGACCGTTGTGGTTATGACATGACAAAGGTGATGACACCACCATCAGTGCATTTTAAAGGAGGAGGTTGGGGTGGCTCGTAAAAAGAAGGTAGACCTTCCAGTCTTTGCAATTGTTGACATGCCCAAATGGAAAGCAAAAGTCTGTGACATTGTTGTAGGTATTCTTTTTCCAGGAGAGAAGTATTTTGTTTTAACGATTCAAAACACGTACATGACCACAGATGGCAAAGGTAAGTACACAGATGACAGGGGAATAACAGTTGAGTTATAAGTTAGACACCCTGCCCTCTTTACACCGCCATTGGTTATTGAGAAACTCCAACATCCCTAGTCGGTTTTTAGGGGTCGAGTTCTCTGACCTCAATACAAAATGCCCTGCTGAGGTGGAGGATTGGCTAAGCGATGCTTTGTCTGGTTCCGTCATCAAGCAGGTGGGTGGATTAGGACTGACAGGAGTCGGTCTCCTGCTTGATGGCGGACCAGGGCTTGGTAAAACAACTATGGCGGTCATATCTGCGATGGAGTTCGTCCGTCGTTTACCTAGCGATGATATTGAATCAAGAAAAATACTTAAGTACAGCAAGACAGATGACTACGGAATGCTTTCTCGTCCTATCTACTACTTAACATATCCAGAGTTTTTATCTTTAAAGAAATCTAATTTTGATGCAGAACCTGATGAAAAACGTGAAGTATCTCGTATCATAGAAGGACTTCACGGAAGGGCTAAAGAAGATTGGCTCAATGTTCGGTTACTAATCCTTGACGATTTAGGTAAAGAATACGGAAGCAAATATGACGACTCATCTTTTGATGAGATTTTACGCAGTCGATATGACCGTGCACTGCCTACAATAGTGACTACCAATGTTATGCTAGAAAACTGGGGAACCCAGTACAGCAAAGCAATGGAAAGTTTTGGTAACGAAGCATTCCAAAGAGTTCGCTTAGTAAATCAAGACTTACGGAGGGCTAGAGCATGAAAGGCTCACAATTGAACGATTGGCGTACAGTTCAGATATTTATTTCTCCAACAGGTGTACACGAAGTTCAACTTCGCCCTGATAGCGATGAACCACGTTGTAATTGTGCGTCCTATAAAATTAGAACTTCTTGCAAACATACCAAGTTTATTCAGGCTCGTATGGCAGAAAATGATGGGCACTATGCCATTCTTGTCCCAGAAAATGTTCCAGAAGAACTTGCCGAAGCAGCAAATGCAGACCCCATTAAATTTAGAGAGTTTGTACTAAAGTATGCACGGGTTGAAATCTTGTGAAAAACGGAGATATTTCTAACGAGACATCTCCTAGAATAATTGTTTTGGCTGAAGTAATTGTAGACCGTAACGAGGAAACAAAAAAGAAGTTATTTAAAAGCAAAACAGTTTTAACATTAGGTGAGTTACATCGGTTAGAGTTAAGTAGTTTGTGGTCGTTAACAACTAAATATGGTTTGTCTACAGAGTTAGCAGGATTTGAGTCCGAAGATTGGACGCAAGAAATGCTAGACAAAATTATGGATATACTTGACCGACGTGGGGGTAATCCCTTTAACTATGCACAGATATACAGCACACCGCAAGAACTTGTAGGAGACCTACCGTATCGGGTCAACTTACGAGGAGTAATAGACATACCAAGTCGAATAGCCTTGTATGGGTCACACGGAGTAGAACTACAGAACTTATAAGTAGCATAAGGTGGAAAAAGGTGGCACAAGGTGGCAGCAGATAACGAACATCGACTGGTTAGCAAGGTAATACGAGATAGAGATATTCTTCCTGTATTACAACGTGGCTTAACAGTTGATTGGCTTTTAGATGATGACAATGTTGCTGTCTGGAAGTTTGTTTTAAAACACTACAGCGAGTATGCAGAAGTGCCTACTGCTGTAACAGTTAAAGACCACTATCCCACCTACAAAATTTTAGATGTACAAGACACTCTAGAGTTCCTTGTTGACCAAGCCGTTTCTTTTCGTCGCAGACTTTTAATTAGGCAGGGTCTACAAAGTTCTGTTGACAAACTAACTAGCAACGACCACGAAGGTGCGTTGGTTGCTATGGAGTCAACAATTACACGAGTTAACACATCTGGTGTAACTGGAACAAACGAACTTGATTTAACAAAAGATGCTGCTGCTAGATTTGCTGAGTATCAAGCATTAGCAAGTCACACTATGTTAGGCGTTCCCACAGGCTTCGATGTCATCGACGAAGCAACTGCGGGTTTACAGGGCGGACAATTAGTTACGGTAATTGCCCCTCCAAAAACAGGAAAATCACAAATAGCACTTGCCATGGCTATCCACACACATAGCAATGGCAATGTTCCAATGTTCCAGTCATTCGAAATGACAAACCGTGAACAACAACAGCGTCACGACTCTATTCGTGCCAATGTGTCTCATGCTCGTTTACGGCGAGGAAAACTCTTTGCGGATGAAGAGCAACGTTATATTGAGATGTTGCAAGACATGGACTCAATGAACGATTCCTTTCATTTAGTTGATGCGGTTAATGGTTTAACGGTTGCCTCCTTATCTGCGACCATTACCAAACTCAAACCAAGCATTGTATTTGTTGATGGTGTTTATCTCATGATGGATGAATTGACTGGCGAGATGAATACCCCTCAAGCAATTACCAACGTGACTCGTTCTTTAAAACGACTAGCACAAAGGCATGACATTCCTGTGGTTGTTACTACTCAAACCTTGTTGTGGAAAATGCGTGGAGGCAAGGTAACTGCAGACTCTATTGGTTACTCCTCTTCTTTCTTCCAAGATTCAGATGTAATTTTAGGTTTAGAGCCTGTACCTGATTATGAAGACCTGCGTAATTTAAAGATTGTGGCTAGTCGTAACTGTGCTCCAAGAGAGGTAGTACTGACATGGAACTGGGAAACAGGGTGCTTCCATGAAGAGATAAAGATGTCTAGTTGTGCAATATGTAAACGCGGAATTTTGCCGTGACCTTAGATATTCCCGCACTCCTAGCAAAACTGTACGTAGACGTTGTGAGAGAACGAGGCGATGAGATTCTTTGCCATTGTCCTTTACACGTGCAGAACACGGGCAAAGAAGATAGCAACCCTTCCTTCTGGATAAATAAAGGCACAGGGGCCAACCTATGTTTTTCATGTGGTTGGAAGGGGAGCATCTTCTCTTTAGTTGGAAATATTCGTGAGTTCTTTGACGAAGACGGCACAGTTGATTATGACCAAGTTAAGACTTGGCTTGCAAACACAAACGAAATATCCGTAGAGGAATTAAGTAAACGTTTAAAAGAGTCTAAAGATTACGTCTCGTTGCCTCCCCCACTTCCAATGTCAGAGGCACGCCTTGCTTTATTTATTGAACCGCCACAATGGGCACTAGATGCACGAGGGGTTACAGCAGAAGCCTGTCGTAAACACCAGGTTCTTTGGAAAGACAAAGAGTCTCGATGGGTTCTTCCATTACGAGACCCCTACACTCTTGAGTTGTTAGGCTGGCAAGAAAAGTCTCAAGGCGGTCAAACCAGAGTATTTATGAACAGACCAGCAGGGTTAAAAAAATCAACAACTTTTTTTGGTGTTCAACACATGATAAAAGAACGAGTGATTGTAGTGGAGTCACCTTTAGATGTAGTAAAACTTGATAGTTTAAACATCTCAGGGTCTGTTGCTGCATTAGGGGCTATGGTGAGTGCTCCACAAATAAAGTTATTACGCAGGTCAGAGGTTGTAGTTGCTGCTTTTGATAATCCTTCTTTTGACCCATCTGGGAAAAAAGCCTCTGAACAAATACTAGAAATAGCCCGTAAGTTTGGTTTTGAATTAAAGTTCTTTAACTACCGTAACCCAAATACAAAAGATATTGGGGATATGTCTGAGGCTGACATTACCTTTGGTCTTGAGAATGCCAAAGACATGATTTTTGGAGAGAAGGCTTTCTTTGTTTAAGGGAACTTTAAAACCGTATCAGGTAGAAGCCGTAGAAGAAATGGTAGTTAAAAAAAGGCTTTTAGTTGCTTACGAGATGGGTCTTGGAAAGACCTGTATGACAATTGCTGCTATGGAAAGGTTGCGAGGAAGAGAGCCTGTTCTAATTATTGCTTTAGCAAGCCTTAAGTATCAATGGGCAAGTGAAATCTCTAAGTTCTCTGATGCAACTTCTCTTGTTATTGACGGCTCTAAGCCAACACGCACTTTGCAATATGCAGATGCTGGTCACTTTGATTATGTAATTACCAACTACGAATCAATCGTTAATGACTGGGAGTTGTTGCGTCACTTAACTTTTAGCGGAGTTGTATGTGACGAAGCCACTGCCATAAAAGGATTTAGGTCTAAAAGAACAAAGAAAGTAAAGGACCTATCTAGTGCAGTTCCTATTCGTTTTGCTTTAACTGGCACTCCGATTCAAAATGGAAAACCAGAAGAGTTGTATAGCATTATGCAGTTCGTACAACCAGGATTACTTGGAAGATTTGATTTGTTTG